TGCATGATTTACCCCCTGTTGGTTAAAAGTTTAATCTGAATTCAACCAATGCCGCGAATATCAGCAATTGATTTACCAAATCTGGCGCGATATATGCATTCACGCGATTCACGTCTGTTGCATCGCGTTCAACAATCAACGCATCGGCAAACGCGCTTTCGTTTTCGCAAACAACCGGTGAATTCACGCACATATCATGATAACGTGCCAAGATTTCCGCTTTCAAAATGCCCGGGGTTACAACCGCGTTGTCAAATCCGGCATAACCATCGTCCGCCAATTTGAAATCTGGGTACTTTGAAGTAATTGCACTGCGCAAATTGCGAACAATGAATTGTAATGTGTACATTGTGTTTGTTTCGCGATATGAAACATCGGCTTCGCCCGCTTTGTTTTTCTGGTATGTTGTAACCACGCGTTCAATTTGGAATGCGCTTTCTGTGAAACGGAATGTTGAAATACCATTGCCCAACAATACATTGCGGGTTGATTTATCCCAACGGTTTGCTTCTGTTGGCATATAAACGCCGGACAATTCTGCAAATGTTACTGGGCGTGCCGGATCATTGATGTATGACAATGATATGCGGCCCAATGCGGCGGCCAAGATTTCGTCAACCAATTGACGTGGGCCTTGGATACCGAATATCGTGTTATGTTGGTCATTGCGCCCAACACCAAGTGTTTGGATTGCGCTTGCCGTGCCATATTTAATTGTCCATGCGTGGCCGTAAATCTGTTGATCATCGGACCAACGGCCAGTCGTGTCGTTCAAAAAGTCACGGATTGCGTTCATGTTTGTTGTATCGCAGAATGGATTTACAATGAAATCGTATTCGCGATCGCCTAAAACGGCCAATTTTTCTGTTAAATCTGGATCGCCCGCGCCGGATGCAAACGGTGTGATTGTTACGGTTATGCCGGCTGGTGTTTCTTCGCCTGCATCTGCACCATTCATATTGATTTCAACTGGGATACCGTTGCCCCATACACCTTTGGCCGTTGCGGTCAATGTGATTTCGGCACCGGTTGCCGATGCTGTACATGGCAATTTGGTATTTGCGTTGATAAGTGCCACGGCCGCTTCTGCCACTTCGGCGGCAGTATCGTCTTTGGCAACTGGAACTTGGACCCGGGTGGCATTGATATAAATCTGCAATATTCCGTCAGCGGTTGCAGGGCCAGCCAGGGTCAACTTACCGGTCGCTGCAACGCCGGCGGAATTTTCGTTGATTGGCAAAATCCACAATTCTGTTGATGTGTTGTTTGCACGGAATTTCAAATAATCGCGGTGACACATTGAACCACGTCCGCAATTTGTTATAACCGTTGCTTCGTCTGTTGCCAAAAATGGCGATTCTGATGCGGCGATACCCGCCAATCCAATCAACAGCACACGGCCGTCATTGGAAAATATGTTCGCCGCGCGATTGGAAACTTCGGCATGGAACAATGGGATTTTTGTGTTACTTGGCACATTTTGAAAGTTCATTTTTGCCCCCTTAGTGTTTGTTTAATTCGTTGATTACGGCGGACTTTAATTCGTCCAATTTTGCTTTTTCATCCAAAGAATCTGCGAAATCATCGCCGAATTTTTCGCGGGCAAATGAAATTACGTCTTTTTTGGATTTGAAATTATTGACCATGTCGTCTTCTGTGGGCTGGGGGGCGGGTGCCGGTGCGGCGGCTTTTTCATCCGTGACACGCAGAACTTCGCCATAGCGCAAACGATTGATCCAATAAATATTCAAAAATACAAACCGCCCGGATTCTGGTAAAAAGTCGCGGTGTGCCGGGTCAAAAACACGGACCGGTTTGCCGTCTATCTTTTGGGCGGGGTTTGGTTTCAAAAATACTTTTGTCGGCATTTTATTACCCTTTGGTTAATTGTTTTCTTGCGACACCGGGGCGGATTCTTGACTATTCGTATTTTCCGAATTGTCGCCGCCGTCTGTATCATCATCCGTTGGCCATGGTCCGGGCAGATTTGTTGTCTGCGCCAATTCTTGTGTGCCGATTGCGAATGTGTTGGCCAGTTTCATGAATTTATCAAGTTCCGGCCGCCATTTTTGGTCTGGCACTTCGCGAATTTCGATTTGATATTCAATAATCGCACCACCTTCGCGAACCTTGGACTCGTATCCGGTACCATCGTCAATTTGTGTTTGCCGTGACCGGATTGTGCCAAATTTGCGGAACCGTGCATCTGCACCGTATTCCAATGTCCATTGCACCGCTTCGCACATCTGATTAATGGTTTCGCCCCAACCATCGTGATTGGACGCGTAAAAAATAATGACCTGTAATGTAATGGTATCTTGCATTATCGGGGTATTTGATGCTTCGGCCATGTTTTGTGAATCTTGGCGCAAACATTTAACGTTTATCGCCTGGATTTTTGTTGACGTTTTATCAAATGCCGGCGAATCCGAATTCAACCCCAGCGCATCAAAATTTTCATCGCACATTTTATAGACACCAATATCCGTGTCCATCGTGCTGGACAATATTTCAAATGTTAAATCAATCAGTCGTTGTCTTTCCAACATTTGTCATGTCCTTTACGCCACAGGTCAATTCAATACCATCATCGGTCGGGCGGCGATATATTCTGAATGTTCCGTGATCCGGTATTCCCAAAATATCGCCATGTGTTGGTTCGCGGACCCCCATATCTGCAAAATCCGTTTTGCGAAATCCGACTTGGACTTCCATGGATTCCATCGGTATCCCGGATCCCGACATTGTGTTAACGATTCCGTGTTCGTTAAAAATGCCGCGAACCACAACAGTTTGGTTTGTATCCGCAAATGTCACCGTGATTGGAACGCCATGCGTTTCCGTAAGCGTTCCCATCGCGGTATTTAATGCAGTATCAACCAATGAACGCATTATCTGGCCCCTATTAACTGTTGCTCATAGTGACTTTGATTAATGCATCCGGTTTGTTGCAGATTGGTAATGGATCCGTTTCTGCGCGGATAACAACCCTGTCTTCACCATCTTGTTTTTCATAAGATTGGGTCAGATATTTTTCTTTGCCTTCGCTGTTCGCAAATTCTAACAAATCGGCTGGGGCAACATACATTTTGAATGTGTTGCGTGTTCCCAATGGCAATGCGATTGCTTGATTTGCTGGAACAAATGGAACTGCGTTACCGTTGATTGTTACGGATCCGCTGTATTTCACGAATACCAAGTTTTGGAATTCAAAACCATCACGCAAATCGTTGATTAATGGGTTTGGACCAACCTGGCGATTCTTGTAAATATCGAAGATTGTTTGATTCTTCAACATTGCCGCCCAGAATTCTGGACTGCAAAGAACCAATGTTGCTTCTTTGGTTTCATCGCCCAATGCTGTATCAACAGCCGTATCCAATGCATCGGCTGTGCCGATAACATCGCCGTGTGGACCAAAATTGAAATCGATTGTTGTTTGTGTTTTGCCAAACGCTTCGAACAAATCAACAATAACGTTGCCTTCGGCATCCATCACTTTTCCTTGTAATGCTTTCGCCATCAAGAATTCGTGTGTTGTTTCCATGCTGTCGTTCAATGGGCGTGCTTTGCGTGCGATTGCGCCTTGCAAAGTTTCCAAAGAACGTGCGGATGTATCCACAACGTTTTGTAAATCTGTGGCGGTCAGATATGCCTTGCGTTTGAAGTTTGGCACACCCAATGTGATTGCCTTTGGTGAACGTGGTTCTTGTGTGGTGGATGGGCCGCCGCGTGATGTTTGTGGCATCACAGTCACGTTGCCTTCATAAACATCAATAACAACCGATGTTGTGCTGATTGGTTCCGTGGCAAACAAACCCATGCTTTTAATTTTGCGCCATACTTTTGGGTTGCGGTTGACCGCTTCGGTCAATGTTGCGGCCGAAAACTGATCCCCTTTCAATAATTCAATAACGTTTTCTATCGACATGGTATTTCCCTTTGGTTGTTATTTTGTTGATGCGATAATACCGATGGCTTCCAAAGTCGCCAATGCGGTAGCAATTTGTTCGTCAGTATAATCATCCGGCCATACCAATTGATCGCGTAAAACGCGGGCATGACGGAAAACGCAAACTGCACCTTTCTTCAAATCTTCGTCTGCTGGGACAACGACTTGATCCAACAAAATGGCCGCTGGAACATCTGAACCATCAGATTCTGCATCCTGTGCCAAAATTGTCAGCGGTGTATATTTGCCTGACGCTGTTACTTTACCCAACACGGTCCCCGCAGGGATTATCTGTTGGACATCTGTACCCAAAATTACCGGGTCAAATGTGTCCATTTCGACACGGCTGTATTCTGGTCTGTCAATTACTTGTATTTTCGACATGTTCGTTTCCTTTGTTGTTACAGCCGCGCTGCCATTTTTTCCACGTTTTCGGCGTGGCTTTCTTCGCGACTTGGTTCTACTTTGGCCCTGGTATTGGTAACATCTTGTGTTTCACGCAATGCAACCAAATCCTTACTGAATTCATCCGGTGTTCTGCCGCTTGCGATTGCTTCGGCCAAAACGGATGCATCCACGTTGGCAGTCGTTGCCAAATTTGATAATGCGGCTACGCGGGCGCGTTCATCTGCGACTGCGTTTGCCACTGCTTCTTCGGTGTTTTCCACTGCTGGTGTTTCAACAATGGATTTCGCAGGTGTTTCGACTGGCTCTGTTACCGGTGCCGCTTCTTCTGCCACAACCGGTGCGGCATCTTCTGCGACCACTGGTGCCATGTCTTCTGCTTTGATACCATCATCTTTCATGGTGTTGCCCCCTTGGTCTTTGGTTAAAAAACTCATAAAATCGTCAAATGTCGCAAATGTGCCATCGACCATGCGGCGATCTAACGCTTCGCGGCCAGAAAATACAGCACCTTTGCCGAAATTTGATTTCACATAATCTGTCGTAACGGCGCGATTTGCCGCCAACATTTCAATAAATTGTGCGTTGATTGCATTCACGCGATCCAAATGCGACTGTAATCCCTCGGGTGTGGTCGGATCTGCGTTTTTCAATGGCGAATCTGTCGCAACAATTTGAATATATTTCACGCCACCCTCGTCAGGTTTTTCCTGATGTGATGCAACAATCATTGTGCCAACACTGCCGATTTCGGCTGCTGGGTTTGCGTAAATCTTTTGACATGCGCTTGATAATCCGTATGCGGCACTGCATGCCATTGAACCAACCCAACCATAAATTGGCTTTTTTGCGCCCATTTTGCGAATATATGCCGCCATTTCAAACATTTCAGATGATGAACCGCCGGGGCTGTCAAAATCCAAAACGATATTCGCAACCGTTTCATCGTCCAATAGA